GGAGGTGGTCGATGATAAATAAGATCGACATCGCGTTCTTCGTCGTCACCGCGTTACTAGCAGCGGTGCTGTGGGTTATGACGAGGTTGGTATGAACGATAATGACCGCCGCATCCTAGCGTTGATAGAAGAAATCCGGCGACTGGCTGCGTCGTCGGGATACCCATTCACCAAGGAGACGGCGCCGTCCGATTGGCGGCTACCGTTAGTAATGGGGCAGATCCTGGGATTGTGCGCGAGTGTAAAGGGATTGGAGCTGGATCAATGACCCCAGAGGGTAAGATCAAAGAAAAAATAAGAATGGTGCTTGAAACCTACCGCGAAAGGGGCATATTATATTATTACATGCCGGTGCCGGTCGGTTACGGCCGATCGACGCTGGATTATCTGGGTTTCATATGCGGCTACGGCTTCGCGATCGAGGCCAAGGCGCCGGGTAAGAAACCCAGCGAGCGGCAGAAAGCCATTATCGAGGACATCCTCGACAGTGGCGCGCCGGTCTTCGTGATCGACGACGTTGCCTCGTTGACCGAGTTTAACGATTGGTGCCAGCTCCGGGTAGACCTGAGCCGGACTAACTATAGGAGCGATAGGTATGGTGCAGGGGTGGCAGATTAGGGTTATGGCGGAACGAATGACGCTGTATGAAAACCTTGATAAGCTCGAAGCATTCATAGCAGACGATGAAAAGACCGCCAACTTATCACCTAGAGTAATTGCTTTGCTCATCGCTCAATCATTTGCCATGCGACAATATCTAGAAATTCTAGATCGTCGAATAGTGCACTTTACAAAGGACTAGTAGATGTACGTTACAGCCGATCAACAGCACATTGTTCTGCCTTGGCGGCAGGACCTCGCCGCGGTAATCCCGCATGCCCGCGCTCTGGATCACCAGGGCCAGCGCATGCTGGTGATCCCCAACCGTAAGGAAGAGGCGAAGCTGGCGCGCAATCTGGGTCTGCCGGTGCCGGCGCCCATATTGACGCGGTTCAACTGGTGCGGGCTGAAGCCCTGGAACGTGCAACGCTCGACGGCGGCACTGTTGACCGAGAGCCAGCGCTGCTACGTGCTCTCTGAGCTGGGGACGGGGAAGACCCTGGCGAGCGTGTTCAGCGCCGAGTACCTGCGCCAGACCGGCGAGGTGAAGCGGGTGCTGATCACCGCGCCCCTATCGGTGCTGACCCCGGTCTGGGAGAAGGAGATCTTCCTCGCCAACCCGCAGGCGCGCATCCGCGTGTTGCATGCCGACAAGCGGGTGCGCCGGCTCCAGCTCCTGGCCGAGGACGCGGAATATTACATCGTCAATCACCATGGGCTGCCGCTGCTCAAGGACGAGTTGATCGCCAAACGGTTCGACCTGTTTATCATCGACGAATTGGCGACGTTCAGGACGCCTAAGACCGATCTGTGGCGCGCTGCTAAGGCGATCGTCGATAGCGGCATCAAGTATGTCTGGGGGATGACCGGGAGCCCGCGGCCCAAGGCGCCGACTGACGCCTGGGGACAGGCCCGGCTGCTGACGCCGGAGCGCACGTCGCGGACCTTTACCCGCTTTCGCGACCTCACGATGGTGCAGGTGTCGCAGTTCAAGTGGGCCGAGCGCGCCGGCGCCAACGACATCGTCTACGAGGCGATGCAACCCAGCGTCAGGTATACGCTGAGCGATGTCACCGAGCTGCCGCCCACCGTAACCATCGACCATGCAGTGCCGAGCGAGCCGCAGGCAAAACAAGCCTACAAGTTGATGTTCGACAAACTGCGGATGATGTCGGAAAAGGGGGCGATCACCGCCGCCAACGAAGGCGTGTTGCAGTCCAAGCTTTTGCAGGTAGCGTGCGGGTTTATGTATACCGACGATAAATCAGTATACACGCTGCCCAACAAACCTCGTATGGAGGCACTGCGTGATTTCTGCCGAGCTTCTAATAGCAAGGTTATTGTATTTGTACCCTTCGTCCACGCCTTGCAGTCGGTCAAAGATTATTTGGTTAAGGAAGGCGAGACAGTCGAGATGGTCTATGGGGGTACGAGTAAGACGACACGAGATCGTATCTTCGCGGACTTTCAGAATGGACCCTCACCGCGTGTTCTCGTCGCGCACCCGCAATGCATGGCGCACGGCCTTACCCTCACTGCTGCATCTACAATCGTGTGGTATACGGCGACCAACAACCCCGAGCACTACGAGCAAGCCAACGGTCGCATCCGCCGGCCGGGGCAGAAGGAGAAACAACTCATCGTCCACCTGACCGGCACCCCGGTGGAGCGGGTGGCTTATGGCCGGCTGAAGAGCCGCGGCAGGATGCAGGGAATGCTGCTTGAGCTTTTTCACCAACAGGAGTTGGAGGTTTGAGCATGGACGAAACCAGGGCAAGAATTATTTGTATGAAGGAAGATAGCGGTGGCGACTATGCGGAGATTGTAGTTCTATCTCGTGTCGGACCTTCCGCCGGCGACCTCGCTATTGTACTTTGCAACTATCTTAATACACAACGCCCGGAATATAGATGGGTTCCTTACCCTGATGAGGAAGATGAGCTATGACAAAGTGGAACTGGCGTAACCCAGAAGCGGCAGCGCTCCACCAAATCCGCCGCCTCGCCGGGCTCGATCCTGACGGGCCGCTGGTGCCGATGCAACCCCACGTCACCGAGCGGCAACAGTTTGACCAGCATATTCAGGAGTACAACAAGCACGTTCGCGATCACTACCTATGCCATGCGCTGAGGTTTACATGATGCTCGTTGAGATACCGCATCCAATAACCGGTAGTGTATGGGTTATCGACAAAGAGACTCGCCGAGTAATGGAGGTACGCAGTATGGATAGCACCTCAGACGAACGCGTCGTCAACAACGTGATGCACCACGAGTACCGCGTGCTTACCGACGTTGAAAAAATGCAGATGCTCGCTATTAAAGATGCTGGCATGGACTTCTATAACCTTTGCACTGAAGTCGGGAACAGCCGCGAGCTGTCCCTAGCCAAAACCAAAATCGAAGAAGCGGTCATGTGGGCCGTTAAGCACATCACAAGAGAAAGCACATTCAAACTTCATCTCTGAAGAGGATCAACCGATATGCCTGCTCCTTTCCTCGCGTTGATTACACCTATTGGCGGCAGTGACGGCCCGCCTCTCGGCACCTGGGGTGGCGCCGGTCAGCCCTTCCCGACGCCACCGATGGCGCCTGGGGGCGGCGGTCACTGGGGGCAAGCCAACGATCCCGGCTGGTCCGCCGGCTCGCCGGGCTCACCGGGCTCGCCGCAGCACCCGATCTATATCCCTGGGTTGGGGATCTGGTCCGGTCCTTGGTACCCGCTGGGCACCTGGGGCGGCGGCAATGTACCGTTCCCGACGCCGCCGATGGCGCCTGGAGGCCCGCCTCTCGGAACCTGGGGCGGTGTTGGTCAGCCTTACCCCGATCAGGGTTTGCCGGGACAGCAACCCAGCGGGCCGGTGCCATATCTGGGGTGGGCCCTGGCAGCCACCGCACCCCAGCCAAGGACCGGGGTTCCCGACGCACCCGATCGTGCTGCCGCCCGATCTGCCGCCGGAAATGCCTGACCCCGACAATCGCCCGATCGACTGGAAAACCGCTTGGACCCCGCAAACCGGCTGGGTTGTCGTTGGGGTGCCGCAAGGGCCGACACCGACACCATCTCAGGGTTAATAGTGGTCGGGGGTAATACCCCCGACTTACCCGTAAAACACGGTAAGTCTGATGTGTATAGTTGGATCTATGTCCACATCAACGATAAACGTCGGCCTTTCGATCGACGAAGCGCGGCGTGTCGGCGATCTCAATATCGACCTCGAAGAAATTGAGATCATCCGATGGCGTCGTAAAGTGCGAGACGCTGTAAGAAAGTATGACAAGGACCGAGCATACCAAGAGCAGAAGGAGTTTTTAAGTGGCTCGTCCTGACCGGGCTCCGATGCAGAGCCGACAAAAAGTAAGGGAAGCGATATATGACATACGTTCCCTTAAGAACTATCGCAAACTCTTTAAGGAGGCAACGAAACCAGATGGCAATCTCCCAAGCTCCATCCACAACCACCTACCAAGGAGGAACCCTGATGTCTGATCCCGTACCGATGACCCTGTTCGACCTCGATGCCGCCGGGCTCGATCCCTCGCTGCCCGCACCGGCCGAGTTCATCCAGTTTCTGTATGACAACAGCCGTACCTCATACCTGACACTGTGGTCTGCCCGCCTGGGCGAGCCCGACATGCCGTCAACGATCCAGCGATGGATCAGCGACGCGTTGGCGGTCTACCACGCGCGGGCGTTGCAGACCCAAATGGCGCCGGTTGGTGACAAACCGGCGGGCAGCAACGTCACCGAGGTGACCTATAGCGGCTCGACCACTCCCGACGCGCCGATTTGCATCGATGTGCCAGCCATCACCGGCAACGCCGCGGTAGGTGAAACCCTCAACTGCACTATGGGTAACTGGGGGAACGAGCCCACGTCATATAGTTACGCGTGGTCTAGTGGCGGCACCGACTCGTCCTACGTCGTCGCTGCCGGTGACGCCGGTACATCGATCACCTGCGTGGTGACGGCAACCAATGCCGGCGGTTCGACCGCAGCACCCCCCAGCAACGCCATTGCCATACCGGGAGCAGCCGCCGATGCCAGTGCCCACCACGCCCACGCCCAATCGAGCAGCCACACCAGTTCAACCACTGCCCGAAACGCAGATGAGCGTAGCGGAGATGACACAAAGGTATCTCGCACTGCGCCGAAGGAAAGAACAACTTCAAGAGATGCATAAAAAGACGCTGCACCCGTTCAACGACATGCTGGCGACACTGGCAAACATGATCCTGGCGGAACTCCAGGCGGCTGGTGTCAATAGCATGTCGTCACCGGATGGCACGGTGTACAAATCGACCGAAACCTCTGTCACCGTCAAAGACTGGGCAGCAACGCTGTCTTATATACAGCAGCACCAAGCCTGGGATTTGCTGGAGGCAAGGGTCAGCAAGACTGCCGTAATGGCAGTGATGGACGAGACCTCGGAGCCGATCCCCGGAGTCAACATGAGCCAAGAAACGGTCTTGCGCGTCCGCCGGAGCTGAGTGACTATAGGTCTCATAGGAAGGATTACCGCATGAGTGGAGTGAACGCCCTAGCCGTCCTCAATCAGGGGCGGCCCCCCAGTATTTATCACGGCCGATTGTCATCCCTGAACACCGCGGCGCAAGCAAATATCCCGCTGGGGTTTGCCGTCGTCACCTATAGGGGCAAGATCTGGCGGCTTGTTTACCAGGGTGACGAAGACATTGTGCGCGATCCGGTGCGGCCGGACCAGCCGGCGGGCACCATCGAGGTGGTTATTATTGGCGCCGCTGCCGCGGTTAGTAAGCAGTACTACATCAAGCCGTACACCGAGGGCAGCGACCAGCCGCCGGACTGCTACTCCCTCGACGGCATCAAACCCGAGGCCAACGTGCCGGCTAAGCAGAGCGCGCTCTGTGCCCGGTGCCCACAGAACGAGTGGGGGTCACGGGTCACCGATAGCGGCGCCAAGGCCAAGCGCTGCGCCGACAGCAAGCGCCTCGCCATCGTGCCGGCCCTCGACCTCGAAAACGACAGCTATGGCGGGCCGATGTTGCTGCGGATACCGCCGACTAGCCTCGCCAACCTAAGCCTTTATGCCGGCAATCTGTCGCGGATGGGCGCGCCGATGGAGGCGGTGGTCACCAAGATCGGCTTCAATTTCGAGGTGGCATACCCGCAGCTCACCTTCACCCCTCTGCGCTGGCTGACCGACGAGGAGGCCCGCCTCGTCGTCGGGCCGGACGGCAAGTCCGGGGTCATGGCGCACCCGGTGGTGAGCCGCATCCTGGTCGACAGCGTGGCGCAGGCGGCGGTGGGCGAGAGCGATCCTGATGAGCCGGAGGAGTCCCCGGCTGAACCGACGCCCCCACCGCCGGCTGAGCCACCTCCGCAAGCAGCCCAGGCTATCGCCGAGGCACAGCAGGCGGCAGCCTTTGCCCGAGAGAAGGAAGCCGAGGAGGCGCAAGCCAAGGCCCGAAAGGTCACCCCGATGCGTCGGCCCGCCGCCTTTGGCGGCGCTGCGCCGCACGAGCCTCGCGAGGTGAGTGCTGCGCCTCCATCCGAAGTGCGTGCATCGGCACAAGAAGCAGCGCCGGGGACGCCCCCGCCTAACGGCGCCGGGGCGCCGGTATCCACGGCACCCGCCGGGCTGAATGCTGCGATCGATGCTTTGCTAGCGACCCGCGTCGACTAGCACCTAAGCGGGGCATAAGGCCCCGCTTTTTTCCCGAAGGGACTGCTGATGGATACCGCCACATTCTTGGCGTGCGTTGTTGCGCCCGGTAACTACTTCGCGGTCTGCTACAAAGGGCCGGGTAAGCCGATGGGGACACGGTTCTTTCCCCGAGCTAACACCCAGGAAGCGGCAGGGTTCATTCGCTGGGCTGACGGTAAAAACATGGATGTCTGGTACTCCCCGGCTAGTTTTAAATTGGCGGAGGCCAAGGGGCATGATCCTTTAGGAAACCCAAAATACAAGGGGGATCGATCCCATAACAACGTCGATAAGCTGCAATGTTTTTGGTACGACGCCGACATTAAACGCGATGGCGACGGTAAAGACCCGTCGCGGGTGTTTGCTAGTTTGAACGATGTTAAAAACTGGCTGACTGAGCTTAGCATCCCACAGCCAAACCTAGCGGTACGCAGTGGCTACGGCGTGCACCTCTACTGGATCATCGATCGTGCCTACAGCCGCACCGAGTGGCTGACCCGTGCTGAGTGGGTCAAGGCGATGCTGATCGCCCATAATGCCCCAGGCGATGTCGGGCTTACGGCCGACGCCAGCCGCATCCTGCGTCCACCAAACACCCGCAATTACAAAAACGTCGAGCAGCCGGCGCCGGTGACGGTCCTGTGGGACACGACCAACCCCGCGGCCCATTATGGAACCGATTGACTGGCAGGAGTTCGACGCCGCCCTAGCGCCCTACGCGCACCTCGTCGAGCGACCTAGCACCAGTAGCAGCGGTCTGGAAGGAGGCCCCGCCAGCGCCTTTGCTGGGCACGAGGGGCTCAACGCCGCGGTGCAGGCAGGCATCAGCCGCCGGCCACATTACATGGCCCTGATCGCCGAGCGCTGCGAGCAAGTTAAAACCTCCCTGGCGTCCGGTGGAGCGACCGACAGCCGCGACCTCTGGTATCTGGGGCACGTCACCTTGTCGACGGGATGCGTCGACGGCGACGCCTACGCGCACCGGCTGGGCCAGGGGCACGCCGCATATTCAAAAGAGGATACCGAGGCCGAGATCCAGCGAGCGCACGATGAGAGGGCCCGCAAGTCCCTGGGGCTCCCCACCTGCGCCAAATACAACGGCTACCGGCGCGACGTGTGCCCCGGCTGCCCGCACTGGGGTCACATCCGCTCGCCGCTTTCCCTCGGCATCGAGAATTTCGACATGCCGCTGGGCTACCGGCGCCACCAGGGGTGGTTGGAGAAAGGTGGCGACGCGGGCTGGATGCCGTTCGTAAAAAGCCTCGCTGTTGCACCGCGGCTAATCAAACTGCCGGAGGGGCACCGCCTGTCGTTCACCCACAACCCAGGGCATTACGTCTATTTTGACGAGGTGGCAATACCGGGCGAGAAGCTGGCCCGGCAGTATTTTGCTCGACAACATATTACATTGCAGGACCACGAGGCGAAAGCGTTTGGAGGATTTCTAGTGGCTTGGATCAAGCACCTCGAAGAGATGATGCAGGTCCATGACGATATTAAACCTTGTACCTGGACCAAGGCCGGCTTCGCCGTGGGGGACGTGTTGTACCAACCGGACGGCAGCACCCGGTCGATCGTCTGCTCCGACCCGATCATGGCGGCGGATTTCACCCCGCGGGGTAAGCGCGAGGTATGGACCCAGGCAGTCAACACATTGATCAAGGACCGGCCGGACATCCAGATCGTCGTCGCCGCAGCCTTCGCGGCACCGCTGGTGCAGCTGGGCAGCTTTGGCGGTGGTCTGATCGCCTCGACCTATGGTGCGTCGGGCACCGCCAAGTCCACCGCTGCCGCCGCCGGGCAGTCGGTGTGGACCTCGTGGCATGGCAACCACATCAAGCTGCGCGACACCGTCAACGCCATCAGCGACCGGCTGGGGCGGTGGGGGAACATCCCGCAATACATCGACGAGATCAGGATCTACGACGACGAGAGCAGCCGGCGAGTGATCGAGATGCTGTTCTCGATATCGGAGGGATCGGACAAGTTGCGGCTCGACCGCAACGCTAAGGCACGTACCGTCAATGCCTGGAACAGTCTTTGTATCATTACCACCAACGAAGTCATTATGGACGACGTGATTAGTTTGACCGGCGGTAAGACCGATGCCGGGGCATTGCGGTTATTTTCGTTTCCGCTTGAGACTATGTATGAGGGGGTAACCGATACGAGTTTGGTAAAGGCCTTTGAGGATAACCGCGGTAGTGCGGGCGCGGTGTATGCTGCGTGGCTGGCGCAGAATATGGATGTCGCACAGCACGACTACAATGCGTTTGCTAGAAAGTTAGTAGACATACTCCAGCCGCAGGCGGGGGAGCGGTTCTACATCGGGTTTATCACTTGTATTCTGCTCGGCGCTATATATGCGTCGAACCTAGGGCTGGTTGAATTTGATACCGCTGGCATGCGGGATGTATTGTTTACTAATTTTCATAACCTGCGTCAGGAACGTAAGGATGAAATCATTACGGCACAGCGGGCCGACGAGGTGTTGGACAAATTCATGTCGTCATTCCAGCAAGAAACTTTAGTGACTGATATTATAAGTACTAATCTCAACACAAAAATCATACCGACCGCAATACGATTTCCACATCCCAACGCTAAACGGATAGAGGTTCACATCGCGCTTGACGACGAGGTGATGCGGATTAATCGATACACCATGATCGAGTGGTGCAAGAAATACCATATATCTTGGAAGATAATAAGGAAAGATATGGAGGCCAGATGGAAAGTTGACGCTAGTAAGTATGCCGTTATTGGTAAGTCAAGTCGCACTGCTCCACCGGGGGCATATCCTACACGGTGTATTGAGTTCGATCTACGGCATCCACAACTGACGCACATTCTCGATAACGTGCGGAAAGAAGAAGCACCGATATCAAACCTACCGTCGAGGAATAAATATGACTGACGATGAAAAGAAGGGCTGGCGCGTCAGTGAATGGCACCCGCAGGTGGGTATCTCCCGCTCGCTTACCTATGAACTAATCAAGGACCGTAGGATAAAAATAGTAAAGGTAGGCAGGGCGACGATTATCGTCACCCCGCCCAGTGAGTTTCTAGCTAGCCTTGACGCGCTGGAAACGCGATAACCGTCGAGCCTGCGATGTATCCATCCCACGCTTTCATCAGTAGGCGTCGCTCTTCCAGTAGGTCACTACGTTGATACGCCCTCTCCACCTTGCTCAACGCATGCGCCAGGGCCATCTCGGCTGCCTCGTGTGAACGATTGGTATCCGCCGCCCACTGGCGAAAGGTCGAGCGGAAACCATGTATAGTTACTTTGTCATTGATAGATTTTAGCAGCTCATGCATTGTGGTGCGATACATTGGTTGAGTTGTGTTGGCACCAGGAAACACAAAGTTACTATTGCTATATTTACGATAGTTACGTTGGATCGCCATGATTGCCATTGCCGTATCACATAAAGGTACGCGGTGGTCACGCCCGCCTTTCATGCGAATAGCCGGAACCGTCCATATGCGGTTGTTCAGATCGAACTCGTCCCAGCAAGCGCCGATCGTCTGGTTGCTCCGACCGGCGGTTAGGATGGTAAACGCTAGAGCGCGAGCGCCCATAAAGGGTTTAGCGCGGAGCGCATCCATAAAAGCCGGCATATCTTGCCAGGGCAGTGCCGGGTAATGATCCGGCCGCCCCGCAGCTCGGCGCGCCATCTCAGCCGTCTTAGCAAGAGGCGGTAGTAGCATCTTAAGCTTGCTGTGGCGCCAGCTCGCCGGGTTGTTTCCTGAAGGGCGGTAGTCCATGCACTCCGCCCAGTCGAGGACCAACTCGATGCGGTTACGAACCCTGTTTGCCGTCTCGGGGGTGGTTATCCAGATCGGCTGCAATACCTCTAACACGTTGGTCACGGTGATGTCTTTGACGGGCATATCGCTCAGGACTGGATAGGCGTGACGGTTCAGCGATGCCGGCCACTGGGCAGCGTGCCGCGCACTTTTCCAGGTATTTTTTCGACTTGCGATAAACTCTTCAGCGCAATCGCGAAAGGTGATCGCGTCTGTCTTCGCCACCTCCTTAGCGGCTATCGCTTCGCTCCGTATAGCGTCCCGCTCGTCGAGCGGATCGACGCCACTCTTAGCTTTTTTCTGGATGAGGCGCGCCTGCTCGCGGGCTTCAGCTAGGCTGTGAGGCCGATCGACCGCGCCCAGACCTATCGTACGGCGCTTCGCGCCGGGGAGCTGATAGCGCACCTCCCAGCTCCGCGCGCCGCTGCCTTTGACGACCAGGAACAGCCCGTTCCCGTCGCCATAGACCCCAGCCGTATGGGTCGTAACCTGCCGTGCCGTAAGGGGTTTTGCTAAACGTGCCACGCTCGCTCTCTCCTCGATCTACGTTGTTAGGTTGGACATTCCATGTTTGTTAGGTCGTCATTTGGAATGTCCACCGGCCAATCAGTGAAAACCTATCGGTCGCCCTAACAATATGGATTGGATCGCCATGTGTCAAGGTGGACGTAAGTGGACAGTTACGGACTATAGCACGGAGGGATAGCTAGGCAAACCCTAGGGTTTCCTGGATTTTGGCGGACGGTAGTGGACATTAGTGGCTATAGTATTTATAGGAGTGCCGTTCCGCCACATCGCAGCCAGTATCAATGGGTTACAGTGAGGTTCTGGCGGGCTAACAACAATAGACCCAGCAATAATTCACGCACTGGCAAACTCTGGGGAGGACTGGGAATGATCCACGGAGTTGAAGAGCCAGACGCCATCTACAACCGGATAGATAAGGTAGTGAAGAGGTTCCCGCCCCTTCTTTGGCCGATATGTGTGACCCCCAATCGCCAGGAGGGTTGCGCGATCATCACGCAGTGGGCGGAGGCTAAGCATCCCAATAGTTACGGCGACCCCGAATGGGACGGGGCTCGGGACCGCAACTGCTGGGGCCAGTCGGTTCATATCTGCTCGCATAGTGTGCGTAGGAGTCTGTGGACCGGGGATTGGGACATGTACGCCCCCCACGATCTGGAACACGCCCAGCTCGAATGGGAGCTGTTTGAGCTGATTGTTCGATGGCTGTATCGAGTGGCGACAACGCGCACCGATGGGGTAGGAAGAGAGGGTCAACCTTGTTGACCCTCTCCCACCTCAGATGTCCTCCTGGCCGGCGCCACGACTTTATCACCTTTAACTCTCAACCACTTCCTACTATATTCATAGTACCCTTATAGGAGCTATGAATATGATTGATTTTGCTGAGTATATGGATCAAGAGCGCGCACGTATCTACGGCGAGCGCGATGCACTGATCGAGCAGAAGGTCGCTATCGAGGCCCACCTGACGCAGCTCGCCCATGATATGCAGGCGATCAACGCCTATGCAGCGGCTAAGGCTGGGAAGGTACCAGCGACGAAGCAGGTGCGTAACGCTGCGACCAATGGTGCGCGTCCTGGCAGCCGGCGCGGCGCCATCCTCCATACTTTGAGCGAGCACCCGGCGGGGCTCGGACGCGGCGATCTGCTCCAAGTGCTCGGCGTCAAGGGCGACAAGTCGGGCGAGATGGCGGTGTCCAACGCCCTGACCGCGCTGATCAAGTCCAACGCGCTGACGCGCGTCGAAGGGAAGTACGTCCTTGCCTGATGAGCGATACACGATCGTACCGGACGGCAGGTCAATCACCTGCCGTACCTGCGGTATGACCAGCTACAACCCGAACGACGTGGCGCAGCGGTACTGTGGCCGGTGCAACGTATTCCACCACGATCTCGTCAATCATCCCAGCCACTACTCGCACCCGTCAGGCATCGAGTGCATCGAGGTTGCGCGCCACATGAATTTTAACCTCGGCAACGCGCTGAAATACATCTGGCGCGCCGGGGCGAAGGGTGACGCGGTAACCGATTTACGCAAGGCGCGCTGGTATATCGACGACGAGATCGCGCGGTTGGAACGCAACCAAGGGGAGAATAAAAATGCCAGCGTGCCGGGAGTACCGTCAGTATCTACGTGAAGGTATCCGCCTCTGCCTCGGCCCCGAGCACGAGGCTTTGCTCATGGGTGAGAGGATAAGCTATCTGCGGATGCTGGATCTTGAGGCCCTGTTCGAGCTGATATTCGGGGTGAGCCCTCGCGACCGCGCTCCGGCTGGCTATCGGCCCCTTCATCATTGACCCGTAGCGGACCAAGTCGCATATTCGCGAACGGGAGCTACGATGCTTGACCATCGTGGTTTCTACCGGAGGGATAGGGAGCCGGCGTGAACCGGCTCCCCCTCCTACTACAGAGCTACCACGATCTTGACCCGCAAAGGCCCAAACCGTATAGTCAGCAGCAGGAGCTTACGACGGATTGTGCCCATCGTTCCCTCCTAGGTACCGGGTTGCCAATCGGCCCGGCTCCCGACGCCGGCCCAGGACCACCCTAGGCCGGCGTCATCATTTTATCCCTCGTCCTCGTCGGCATAGTAAAAATTCTGCTCATCGCATTGCTCGCGCAGCAAGATGAAGCAGCGCCGGATCGAGGCCTCCGAGGTGCCGAAACTCTCGGCTGTCGCCTCGCACCGGGTGCAGGTCACGATCACCCCGTCGATCGGGCGACCGTTATCGTTTTCCAGCTCGGCTTCCTCGACGGTAAATTAGGCCCTGTGTTTAGTGGAGAAAACCCTTGGCGCTCGACCTTGAAACCCTGATCCGTGACCTGGTGTGGGCGGCTTACATCGCCCGCGTGCGGCAGCTCGGCCTCGCCTTCCACCCCGACACGAGGGGGAACGACTATGTCGCCGAGGGCGGCGGGCCGGCCTTCACACCGACCGAGGCCGCCGAGTACGAGCGGGACGTCGAAGCTGCTTTCGCCCGTGACGACGAGGACCCCTACGAGGTTGCCATCGCGGTCTAGCAAAAATTATTCTGATCGCGCTCGTCCTGTGCGAGGAGAGCAGCGTTCAGCCGCGCTACATCGGCTGCATATAGTGTAATCGACCGTTCTGCTGCGGCAATCTGTTCTTGTAGCCTAACGATCTCAGCGTCACGCTCGCGAATTTCGGCATCGCGGGCGTCAACCTCAGCCTTACTTTCAAAGAGGTCGGATTGAGCGGCATCGAGTAGCGCTAGTAATTTTCCTGTGTCGGTACCTGGGTTTGTTCTTATCCAAGCCAGCCAATCGGCATCAGCGTCCATACTCATGGGGGCATACCCTCATCTGGGAATTGCGGCCACGTACTTGCGCCTGCTTGGTCAATGTAACGTACAAATGCAGCAACTGCATCGCGTGCTCGTCGGGCACATCAACGTCGTCATTTTTCCAATAGTTTCTTAATCGCATCGCAGGTTTCCAGCACGGCGATTAGTTTTCCGTCGTCCATCCAGAGGACGCAGCGCGCTGCCGGAGAGAGCAACTTATTTTTTGCGTCCGCCGGCGGCGCCTTTGCGTGTATGCTGGCGATGTGGGCCGGGATAACCGCAACCTCACCACCGTCCGCCCGGTGTAACAGGATCATCGACAACGCGGCAGCTAGTGCATTCATCTTCTTCTACCTGCCTCACCCCGATCGCCCGCAACCGCTCTGCTGAGCGAAGCACCTGCTTTGCTGCCTCGATCTCGGCTGCACGCTCGGGCGGCCAGTCAATCTTTTTCAAGTGTCCTAAGTTATGCAGCCTCATCGAAACCCGCTGCCTCGTGGCATCTTGAAAAAGTTGGCTGGGTCCAGCTCAAACTCCAGCATGCGCCGGGTCATGTCGGCGCTGTATTGTTCTTCCTCGGTGCCAGCCGGCGGCTGCTCCGGTGGTAAGGTCGAGGGGATGCGCGACGGTCCATAGAGCGCAGACCAACGACCACGAGTGATCATTTCAGCGATAGCCCATGGAACGGTGTGGCACCGCCGAGGACCAATGTGACGAGCCAGATCAGTGCCAATAGGGCAATGATCAAAAGCCCGAATTTATCCACTTGCGGGGGTACGGGTAATCCAATGTACCTCAGTACCCAGAGGACTGCGAGGAATACCCCGGCAATCAGCACGACTGCCAAGAGAACCCACAGCAGTCCAACAATTAGAGATCCCATCACTCACCTCTCTTCAACCTAGCCCACCCACCCCTACTGGGTGGTGGATCTGGTCGATTATCGTCCTCTTGTTTAAGTTGCCGCTCGGCTTGATGCCAGATCGACTCATCCTGCCCTTCGGGTTCACCAAGATCTTGCCAGATGCGGTGTGCCCGTTCACGAATACGCTCTTCAAAATCGGGCATTCACTCACCTACCAGCCAGAACACACCATTGGTCATATCGCGCCAACGACTACCGTTTTTTGCAAACAACATCCTATCCTCGGCGGTAGTCCACACCAGCGTCCCCAGTGGGTTCATACAAGGTTGCGTTTCTATGTGCTGACGGGCAGCGTTGAACCGGTTCTGGGGGAGAGGGTTTGTGATATGCGCTGTCGCCTGCGCCAGACCGGTTGGGTTCATGTCATCCTCCGAGGGTTAATAGTTAGCAAACGCCCCTTGTTGTCTAACCGCACCCCGTGCCGCCTTCGACACGGTGAGCCCGTACAACGTCGGGTCGCGCACTCGTTCAATCTCGCGCTTGCGCTCAGCAGCCACGTCTTTAAATTCGATCTTGGCGAAGGGGTACCGAGCATTGTGCTCTTGGATCATCTGGTTCGCCGCGCGTCGCTCACTCGCTGAACCAGCGGTAAGTACCCGTGCCGCTTCTTTGGTTGCAGCGCTGCGGCTATCATTAACCTGAGCGGTGAATTGTTTCTCCGAGTCCTGGCCCTCCTGCCGTTCGCCTTGACGAGCGGAGCGGAAGCCGATGGATTGGTAGAAGGTGTCGAGCGCAGAGATTTGCTCCGGGGTCTGTGTCTGCTGTCCGCGACGGGTCACCGTGCCCTGAGTTTCACCAAGATAGGCTTTAATCGGGTCGCGGATGATTTTGGGGAAGAGGTCGATCGCTGCTTGACCCGGCCTGCCGCCGAAGAAATTTGTCATTGAGCTGATAATTTCGGAGCCGGCCTGGATTGCCGGCACGCCAGCGACTGCGCTCACCGCTGCCGCAGTAATATCCTGGGGAGTTCTGTAGTCCCCTTTGAACTCTGGTATCCCCAGCACATTCGCCATGCCCATGCGCTGGCTGACATCGGCACCGTAGCCCAGGCCGCGCGACAACCCGTGAGAGAACAACTCACCCCCGGTAGGACCGAGGATGCTCGCCGCAGCACGGCGGAAATCGAGGGCGTGGTTGGTCGGCTTGTTGCCGGATAGAGCGTCGTAGGCGCCCCACAGGTACCGCAGCGGGTCGGTGAGCCACGTCAGGGCCCCATACATCACCGTCTGCATGCCGATGGTGAAGGCTAACGCATAGCGCGCCTCGGTCTTCGTTGCGGCGTCCGCTCCCTTGAAGGCGTTGCGGATATCCAATGCCATCTGGCTGTAGGCCCACATCCCGTGCTGGCGGAACTGGGTGATGGGGATCCCCCAGGCGCCAAACCCACCCTGGCTGGTGGCAAATCGCGGCTTGTTCGACAGGTTGAAATTGGGCGCCGACTTACGCAGAATTTCCTCGGCGTAGTTGATCGCCGCTGCACGGTTCGCAGGACCGTGCCGCTGCATGTACACATCGTAGGCGGCGAGCGCGGTGACGGCGCGGTTAGCGTCCTCCATTTTGTTGTGGAGAATGCTGACCATATCCGCGGCCATGTCGGCAACGCGGCGGGTTCGCCCACCGCCGCCCTTCGCCATGTTCTGCAGGTCCCGATAGGAACTATAGCCAATCAGGTTGCTATCCTGTAGCCGCTGGAACAGAGCAGTCATCCCGGCGACGTCGTTGCGCCGGCTACCGGCGATCAGGTGATCCCTGATTTGCTGCCCGCTGTTCCACTCGCCAGGATCGAGGCGACGCAACGCCGCTGCTCCGGTGCCGGCAACCCCGCGAGCAAACTGCCGCGGCATAATCTCGGCGCTGGCGCGCGCCATCGCCGTCGTAGCGCGGCCCAGCCCAAAGGTTGCACCGATGCGGGGGATACCCTGCATGTACGTCTCGATGCCGTTCATGATGGTCTGCGCCGGCGAGGCGAGGAATTTGAAGTAGGTCAGCATCGTCGCGTTGTGAGCGCCGCGCAGGAGGATATTGTTTGAGTCCTCGCTGACCGGCCGGCGCAGCCGGAACTCCTCCATGACTTGCTGCGCTCTCTGCACGTCGGCGCTGGTAGGGTTCCCGCCGTTGACCTTCACGGTGTCGGCACCGCGTCCCATCTCACCGACGTGGCGCCGCATGGCGGCGAGCGCGGCGTCGTATTGCGGGCCATACTCCAGGTGCCCCATCGCGTTTTTCAGCGCGAGGAAGGACTGCGACATCGCCTCGGGCAGCTTTGCCGGGTCGGCGCCGTGCACCCCCAGGCGCTTCCGCATGGTACCGGCGAAGCGGCTCTGGTCGAGCATGACCTTGGTCAGAAGATCGCGCGCCGCGGTGGCTTGCTCGGAGGTGAAATTGGGGTTGCGGCGGAGCTTGTCGTCGAACCGATCGACCATCGACAGCCGCGGGATATCGCTCGGCTGCATGTGCTCGCGCGATAACACCAGGGATGGCTCGGCGCCCTCATCGATCAGCTTTGAGCGAGCTGTCTCAGCTTCCCGCATCGTGTAGCGGGACAACATCCCCTTCTCGCCGGTATCCGGGTCGGTGTAGGTCACCACCCAGTCGCCCGAGCGGTGTAAGGGCACGTAGTTGTTGATCCAGCCGCGCTTCCACTCCGTCGCCATCGCGCGAACAAACTCGCGGTTGCCCTCCCACTGATCACCAAATGCGCGTGCGACGGGGTTGGTATCGGTGTTGGCGAGGATCTCGTCGACACCCGCCATCGTCCGCATCTGCCGCACCATCGTCTCGACCTGGGCGTCGCTCACCCCTTCGAGGTAGGCCTTACCGATGCCGCGCATAGCAGCATCACCGCGATCGACGCGCTGCTGGCGGGTCAGGTTGAAGGTGTCGGTCACTGCCTGTCGTTGCGCCGGCGACAGCTTGTTGTAGTCCGCCACGACTGCCTTGAACTCGTCGGGCGTGGCTCGGCTGTGGCTGTTCAACGCATGATCCGGCGGGTAGGCCGGGTTCATGTCGACGCGCGACGCCTTGGTCAGAACGTGGCTGACCTCGGCATCGAGGTTCTTTATCACCGCGCCCACTCTGGCTTGGTTCGCGTCGCCATACGCGCGCGATACCCGCTCTACTCCCTCACGCGCACGGTTCAACACGTCGAGGTGGTTCTCTCCCCCCTCCGACGGCTGGAACAGGTGCCGGTTGAAACCGATCAACTGCTCCGTCGGGATGCCCTGGCGCAGCGCCCGGCGGAACCCGGAGGTGGTGTTGCCGAGGCGCCCCTGCGGGTCGCGCATCTCGTTAACCCTGTCGCGCACGTCGCTGAAGCTCGGCAGCTCGTGCTCCGAGCGGGCTACCAGCGGCTCCGGCTCCCAGCCGCGCCGGTAGACCGTGCGATCAGCCGGGGCAGGCCGGGCTTCGCGGTTAAACCGGGCGCCAGCCGCGGCGATATCGTCGAGCGGACGCATGACGTGATCCATGAGTGAGGTCACGTTCTGTGGCAGGTGCAGCGCTTGCCTGACAAAGCGGACGAAGCTCTGCCAGAGCGACTTGGCCGGACCCACGGGGTAGCCCAGCTGCGCCATGCGGGCCCGGTACTCGGGCCCCGGCACGATACCGCGCATCAAATCGTGCATCTCCGGGTTGGTGCGGAGCATCGAGTGGAGCTCGTGCGGGTTACTCAGCGCATAAGCAACCCGCTCGTCGCCGCCCATACCGTGCATCTCGGCGCCGCGAGCAAACTCGTCGCGGATCGTCTGCAGTACCTGCATCTCGCGCGAGCCGGGCTGAAGATTGTCGATGAGGTCTTTGGTGACTCCGTGCGTCGCTTCGTGCAGCAGCACCTCAGCCGACTTCTCGCGCACCTCGATATGATCGGAGCGTCGCCCGGTCCTGAGATCTTCCTCTGACACAAAGGCGCCGCGGCGGACTGTCTCCGAGGGGCGCAGTTCGAGATCCGGCGCCAGCCGCAGCATCGAGCGCGCATAGGCTGCGACGTGCGGCAGACGCTTGTTGATAAAGGGATTGTTAGCGATGGCGCGCAGCCCGTCATGCAGACTACCGCCGGCATCGATCGCCTCGCGCACCGGGGCGTTAACCCGGTCATCTTGCATCACCCGCGACAGCGGGCTTGTCGAGGCGGTGGGTTGGTCGCGCTGCTGGCGCGACGCATCTAGCGGACGCTCTTCGCCTCGTACGGGCGGCTCCGCCTCGGGAGTATCTTCGACGCGCGCGGCTCGCTGCTCAGCGGCACGCTCCCGCGCCGCCCTCTGATCGGGCGGAGCGCGGGCTTGCGGTAGTTCTAGGGTAGACCGCCCGTCAGGTCCGGTTCTTCCTCCGGCTCCCGGGCGGGAGGCGGCGAGGCGGGCCTCGGGGTCGGCCCAGGCGTCGAGGAGCTTCCCGAACGCTGCATGCCGATCATGAAGCCACGACTGAAAAGCGGGTGATCCGCCGGCAGATTGGGCAAGCTGTTCGCCCGGCTCGGTCTTCCAGTTGTGGACTGGGCCATACTCACCTTCCGATCCAAAATTTCGTACCTGCGTTACACCAAGTTCGCTACGACTGGCAACCCGGTTAACCGCGTCGTGAAACAGTTCGTCGTCGACGAATGGTAACCCATCGTCGCCACGGAAATTTATAACAACCGCTTCGTTGTCACCTACTTTCGTAAACCCGGCGTCAGGGCCTAGCTCCTCGCCAATAGCGGCAAGAAGGCGCTGCTGAGTTACGTCGTCTAGGGGCTGATTAAATTCAAGGTGACGACCCCGCGCCATATCGCCGCCCTTAACCGTCCACCCCTCGCGTGCCTCGGCATAAGCCTGCGCCTCAGCCTGGGTATCAAATCGACGGCTGGAAGTTCCCGTAGCATTTCGAGCGGAAAAATCACCCTTGAAATTAGTTTGCCCGTCAGCTCGGAAGAATGGAACCGCATCTTGCCGATAAATGTACTGAGTACTACGGGCGTATTGCTGGGCTTTGGTTCGATCAAAGAACCCCGCCGGCTTCTCCGGCACCAAGGTCGTGACGACGTTGGGGCTGACCTTCCCCTCAAAACTCCCCGCACCATAGGTATCGTAGCCGAGGTTAACCCCCAGCTTCTGCGCCAGCACATTGTTGCCGTCCTCGTCGAGGATCAGCGCATGGGCTTCGCGGGTGAACTGCTCCTGCGCTGCCCGGCTGGCATTGTTGATGGGGTGGTCCAGGTCCTTCGACGGGATCGCCTCGACCGTGACGTGCTGCGACATGCGGTTGATGGCAGCGCCAAAATCGCCACGAGCGGTATCGATGACGGCTGCCACATCCGCCGGGTCCGCGGCCAGCGCGTGCTTGCGCCAGATCGCCATATGGCCCTGGCGGGCGGGGCCGTTCTTGTCCGGCGCCTTTGGCTTGAGGACGCCGTTTTTGTCCGGCTCCATCGTGGCAAATTTTGCCGCGAGGCTTTCCTTCCAGGTCGCCTCTTTGACCGCAGGCAGCTCAAACCTAGCTTTGATCGCACTCCACAGCGCCGCCTGGACTTGGTGCGGCAACCAGCGCTGCTCGCCCACCGGCACGCCGGCATTAAGCTCGCCGGCAAGACGCTGTATTTCGAGCTGGGAAAATCCGTATTTGTCGGTGATACCACCCCTAGCCCCGGTGCCGCCAGGACCGCCAGCAGCATCGACCCGGTGACCCATAGCGCGCAGCACCCACAGATCCACCGTCGCACCCTTGATCGCTGCCGCCACGTCGGCCGGCAGGTTGAGCCGGTTATTGCCCGGCTCCAACACCTCGGGGTGAGCGGTGATCAGCTCGTGCATCAAGTTGAGGTAGAAATTATTGGTCTTGCGTCCGCCCCAGTCCTGGCCGGTGTCGAGCCAGCGCTGGGCCCTGGCATTCTGCGACTCAGTGCCGACATGGATTGGTTCGCCGCGGTGCCACTGCTCGTAGGCGTCGATGGCAAACTTCATATTGGTGGGCACGGGACGCTGCGGCGAGTAGATCGCGACGAGCCCGGTTAACCGGTCGGCTTCACGCAGATCACCGCGAGTAACCTGCATGATCTTCTTCATGCTGTCTTCGTACCAGTAGCGGCCTTTCTCGCCTTCTTTGACGAGCTGTTTCATTAACTTCTGCAATTGCCGGTAATGCCGGGGCGTCTGTACCCACTCGGGCGCGCCCTTGTATTTGCCGTCAGCCGTCCGCTCCGGCTTTAGCGCCCGCCACCGTCGGTCCTCACGCTCACCCTGCGGGTGTCCCTTGGTTTCGTCCGGCCCCGCCTCCATGACCGTGCGAACAATATCCCCGCGTTCGCCGGTAGGTCTTTCACCAGAAACCCGGTCGATCGCCTCGGCTTCCTGCCGCACCAGTCGGTCATACGCGGCAGCGCGCTGCACTTTATTAACGAATTGGTTGACTTCCTTCTTAGAAAGCCCAAGTTTTTCGAGTGCTTCGCCTAGCGCCTTGTGGCTCATGCCCTCGGACGGGCGAGCGGTCGGCGCCGGTTCCCGCGCTTCAGCCCCGCGAGGAGCCGGTGCCGACTCCCGAGCCCTGATCTCTTCTATTTGATCGAGCGCTGCGGCGCGGGCGGTGCGGCTAACCAGTCGCTCCCGCGTCTTCTGCGACACACCCAGATCGGCCAGACGCTGACCCAGTTCCTCGTGGCTCAACCCCTCGCTGGGGCGCCGCTCGACGCGTCCTGGCGGCTGGGTGGTAAACCCTTCGCCCCGCACCGCTTGTTCCAGACGACGGGGAGCAGCGGCGCGCTGTTGTCCCTCCGGCAGCGGCGTGCCGCCAGGGCTCTCACCGGGGCCTTGCTGACGCCGCGGTACCCGCCGCACCGGCTCGGCCGGCAACGGGGCTCCGCCCGGCCCCGCCGGGGTTGGTGCGGGTCGAGCAGGAGCTTGTGCTGGCGTCGGCTCTTCTCGCAGCGGTGCCCCGCCGGGCCCTACCCGGCGGGCCGGTGCCGCTCGTGTGGCCGCGGCAGGGGCTGTCTCGGCAGGCAGCGGCATACCACCCGGCCCAGCCCCCGCGGGGGCCTGCGGGCGTGGTGCCGCCGCAGCCGTTGCTTCTGGGGTACGAGCGCGAGCAAACTCAACCGCTTGCTGCGGCGTGTCACCCACCGCAATGACATTGCCGGCGGCGTTTTTAACGACATGTCCTGGGCCGGTATGATCCGGCTCCACCGTCCAGCCCTCGGGAGTACGAGCCCCAGGCGGTGCACTGACAGGGCCGCGCGCCGAGGCTGGCGCAGTAGGTTGTTCGACGGCGCCGACAGGGCGTAGCGCCGCCTCGCCCGGTGCAAAGGGTCGAGGCTGGCTCGGTGTCGGCTCGGCGACGCGCGGCAACCCCAGCTGTTCAGCTGGGCGGGCCTGCGGCGGGCCTAGAGGTAGCGCCGACTCCATCCCTCCTGGTCTAGCAACCGGCGCCTCGGCGGGACGCGCTAGCGGCAGTTGCGTCGGCGCCTCGGGTAGTCGCAGCTGCTCGCCACTGACCGGCCGCCCAGGCGACGGCGTAGCAACCGGCGCCGGCGGCCCCTCCGGGGCGCCGCGCACTGCCCCTGGCGGTGGTTGGTAGGCCGGGTAGTTCTCGCGCGGAAAATAGCTGTCGGTCGGCTGGTCGTAGCGCGGCGGCGCCGGCCCGAAGAAACTCTCGTCGGCGCCGATCGCCACCTGCGGGCCGCGCCGCGGTAACGCCAGCGCCGGCTCGGGTGCCATCGCGGCACCGCCGATACCCGCCCCACCCGCAGCTCGAGCTGGCGGCCCCTGGGTGAGCGGGTCAGCGGGTCTGATCCGCGCCGGATCAGCCGGCAACGGGGTACCGCCGGGACCGACGGAAGGTGCCGGCGGGCGATCGGCGGGGTTGGTCAGTAATAGTGGCGGCTGCGCCAGATCAACCCGTCCCCCAGGTGGGCGGCCGATACCCGACGCGTTGAGCGCTGCGGTGTGCTCCGGCGGTACCCCCGCCGGGGTGACATTGTCGACCCGCGCCGATAGAGGTAGATCGAGGGGTGGCGGCTCCGCCGGGCGGCCCCCACGCAGTGCCCCTGCCCCGGCACCAAAGCCGGCACCCATGCCAGCGCCTACCGCCGTCTCGGCGCCAACCTGTCCCCAGTTGATCGCCGGCTGAGCCCCGGCAGCGACGTTCGATTGTTGCTGCGTATAGGAGCTATAGCCAGTCCCGATCGCGCCGGCGCCTCCCGCCTCCGCTGCGCCCACCGCGACGTTGCCGAGGCGGGTTGCTTGCTGCCCCATGGCGCCGCGCAGACCGGGTGTCACCGCAGCGAGGCCAGTCGAGGCGATGAGGTTAGCGCCGAATTGCTGGAGCGTCGGGAATTGCTGCTTCATCTGCTCCCGCGCCGCGGCATCATCCATGCCTTGGTTGCGGAAGCCCTGGTACATCGCCGAGTTGGCTTTTTCCTCCGGCGTCATATTGTCGATGGTGTGGGCGTAATCCTCGTAGCGGGCGCCGGCACCCGCAGCACCGCCCTGCACCCCAGCACCTGCTATGCCGGCAACCTCACCCGCCCGTGCCACGCCGGCGGCACCGGCCCCGACAGCCCGCGCCGCGGTACGCACTGCGAACTTCGTCGCAGCGCCAGCACCCAGGCCGCCGGCCAGCGCGGTGACACCGCTGACGAGGTACGACTCAAGGACCGCGCCGGGGTTGCTACCGGCAACTTCAAAGAGTTTTTTGGGGTCAAAGACCGATACCCCAGCCGCTGCCTGCCGGTCTGGAGACAACGATGCCGTAAGCTGCTCGTTGAACTTCTGCCACTGCTCGTTGACGTGGTCGAGGTACTCGGTGGAAGCGCCGAGTTGTTTCAGGCCAATCGAGGCGAGGCTCGCCATCTGATGACCCATCGTCGAGAAATCGAGGCCGACGACGGTCGCCAATCCTCCGGTTGGTTGTGTCGCCAGCTCGGGCCGGACATCATAGTTTTCATCCGAGATAATCGGACCAAAACGCTGCTGATAATCTGCGGCAGCTTGTTCCTTCCGGTTAGCAGTGGGGGTTACTTGTGGGTACGGCGCAAGTGGTGCACCACGTTGTTGCGGTTGTTGCGGTTGTTGCGGTTGCTGTGGTTGGAAGTTATCAGCGGTGAATGTCTCGCCAACCCTAGCGTACTGGGGTTGCTGTTGCGCCGGAGGTTGTTGCGCCGGCTGAGCTGGTAGCGCAGTTGGTATCGCCTGTTCCGGTGGCGGTGCTACCGGTTCCCCATAGCCGGTAAAAGTCTGCGGCGGCTCACGCGAGTCGAGCAGTTGCGCCCGCGCCGCCTCTTCTTGGTCATAGGCAGATTGCTCGCGCTGGTCCTCGTCCTCGCCAGCGTAAGGGTCATAGGTAGTGTCAGGCATTTACCCACCTACTCCAGCCGGTGGACGCGGCCCCAACGGTGAGCCGGGGCCGTAGCTGGCAGGGTCATTGGGGTCAAGTTTTGGCACATTGTAGGTAAACCGCGGCGGCGGTACATTAGGGCGAGCCTGGGTTGGAAACGCCCCAGACTGCGTTTGAAGCGCTAGCCGTTGTTCCGGCTGTGACCCCCCCGAGTTCCTTGCTCCTGGTCGCGGTGCAGCACGTTGCTGTTGCTGCCTCTGTGCCGTTACCGGGTGCATCTTCCCGCTGAACAATTCCCCGGTGGGAACATCGACATTCGCTACTCGCTCTCCGGTCTTAGCATTAACCGCAGCAAAACCATCGGGGGTTGCTTTGAGCGTGAAGGTTTTATCGAGCAAGCCATTAACTATATATTGCACCTGTCCTTTTTGAATGTTCATACCCGGCGCATTTCGCTTAAGGCTCGCGACCAACTGCTCACGTTGCGCCGTATAGGCGGCTTGTTGTTCCGGCGTTGTCTTATCCGGGGGGATCGCCCAGCCATCGGTAGCATCTGCTACAAACTTATCGACTTGGGCCTGTGTCTCAGCGTCCTTCACCCCCTTATCCCGCGCCTGCTGCGCGGCTAGGGAAGCTGCTTGACGCCGGTCGGTATACTGCTCTCGGGTTTGCAGGTTACCCTGCGCCGCCGCAATCGTCGCCGCTGCGCGTTCGCCACGGCCCGCTTCCTTCATCCCCTCGATCGCCGGCCGCACCTCCTGATACCCAGCCTGGGCATTGTGCAGGCGGATCTCAGCGGCGGCTTTTTGCTGCTCGGTGAGGAATTTAGCAAAGGTCACCGGATTACCGGTGACCTTCAACTGCGCCCTGGCATCCTGCGCGGTGATCTTAAAAGGCTGGCCCAACGGTTTCCCGGTCGCCTCGTCGAGGCGCACGCCAAACACCTCGGTGCCATTGGTCATAAACCGCCCGGCGGTGCCGTCGGGGAAAAACGCGTGCGCTTTGGCGAGTTGCTGCGCCGCGGTCGCCCCATCACCGCGCTCCAACGACGCCGCCGCCCCCATGAGGTGCATGTTTGACCCCATAAAAGCCTGCCGCATGACAAAATCTTGCGCCTTCTCGGCGCCATCGGTATCACCCTTAGCGAGGAAATTCTGCACCATCAGATCTTGTACGTGTTGCCACGCATCACTCATCGAGTGACCACTGGGCGCCGTATCGGCTACGTATTTCATAGCAGCATCAGGGCTAATTTTGGCTGCTCTAACAAACCCATTTGCAGTCGCAGTGCCACCGACGCCACTGCCAAAATCGAGCTTGGAATAGTCTTCGTTCTTGTTGTTGGGGTCGAAGTAGCGAGCGGCGTAGCGCATCGCGTTCTCGCGTCCCCGCGACTCCATAAACCCAGGACCCCCGTTGTAGGCAGCCACCGACGCGTAACTGCCGGCGCCGAATTTGCTGTCCAGCTCACGGGTGTAAAGCGCCGCCATTTTTGCCGCGATGGGAAGGTTCTCGTCTTTAGTGAGATCGTAATGTTGCCCGCCGAAATACTTATCTTCTAGCGCCTTCTGGGTACTCGGCAGAATTTGAAAAATACTAGTTTCACCGTCTTTGCCAACCTTCTGGTTGTTGAAGGAAAAACCGGTTTCAACCCCAGCCGTGTGCATCAGCTGGCGCGGATCAACACCAACACTATCTGCAGTGCTCTTAATCAGATTGAACAACTCGGGGTGTTGATTGCCGAGGATGTTATACGAATGGATCGGGATCTCGCCTTTATACTGAGCCGCCGCTGGGGGTGGGCCTGTTTGTACCGCACCGCCGCTCGTCGCAGCGAGCGGCTGTTCCTGCGCCGGCTGTTGCTTTGGTGGTGCTGCCGCGGTCTTCGCCGGCTCGGGGCTCGTGGTGACAGCGGTGCCGCCAGGGCCGGGAGTAACCGGGATCGCTTCTTTGGGCGGAGTGAGAGTTGCTCGATCCGCTGGGGTAACTGGTCCCGCGTCACCCTGTACCTGTGCGTATCCGCTAGTTTCCTGACGCGGCGGTACCCGCAGCGTCTTGTCCTCGTTCGCGCGGGCGCGCGCGTCCATCGCCTCATTCCAGGCGCCGATATTCGGGTAGTACGCACCCTCCACATACCCGCCAGCCGTCTTAGTCGGCACCGCTTGCTCCGCCGGCGCAGCGGCTGGCGTCGCAGCAACGGGAACTGCCCGGTCACCCCCCGCGGCTGAGTCGTCGACCGGCGGTGGGAAATTGACGACGGGGGGAGGAGCACCGCCGCCCGACAGCGGCAGAGCGCTTTCCTGCGGCGGCGATACGGCCGGCCGCCCCGCCTGCCCCTGCACCGCCTCGGGCGGCGGTGGCGGCGACTGGTCGGCGTCGCGGACGTAGGGAGGGAGATCTGACATCAGTATGGCACCAAATTGCCGTTGCGGTCGTAGCGCACCGGCCGGTCGTTGCTGCCGGGCTGCGCCTCAAACGGCCCCAGTGAAGACGTAGGAGGAGGCAGCGCTGACGTTGTTGGCGCCGGCTGGTCCTGAATGATCACGCCAGAGTGCCCGCCGACAACTCCCGGCATCGTCGTTGAACCGGGCGGAAGGTAAGTCGGGAGCCCTTGGTTCCGAGGCGGCGGCGGTGCTGCCGGTGGAGGCATCGGCCCCCATGTCGACGCTGGGACCGCAGGGGTACGCGCCCGCCCGCCACCAGTGCCCGCGGCCGGCCCTGGAGTTGGGATCAGGCCACGCGCCCACGACCAAGCACTGCTGAGCTGACTACCAATAGGTTGTACGGGTGCCCCTTGTCGCGTGGTCGGGCCGGAATACGGCTGCGCTGCTGGAGTCGCCGGGTATTCCGTCGCCATCTCCTCCGGTGGCGGAAGCGGTGGCGGGATCGCCGCGGTAGCAACCACAGGTCCGGTAGCCGGTGGTACCGCAGCCGCTGCCGCGGGTTTCGTCGCTGGCGGATAATAATCCGGCACCTTGCTAATATCGATTTGGGATTGCCACGGCGCTACCAACGCCGCCGGCTTCGCCGCTGTCTTGGGAACCGCGTTACCGTCCTTGTCTAAAGTGGGCGGTGTCGTCGCGTCAGGGTGAGCCGTCGGGTCCTCCCACCCTGTCTCCGTGAGATTAGTCTGCCCCGCGCTCAACCCTGCCGGACCCGAAACATCCGGGTCGTTTACGCTCGGTGCCTTCGCCGCGACCGAGGGCAACGCAGCCTTAGCTTTAGCGTCCTCCTGGGCCTTCTTTGTAGCAGACCGAATTTCTTCTTCCCGCGAGTATGCCTGGATATCCTTGCCAAGCTTCCACCCACTATCCAGCCCTTCACTCAAACCCGCGGCGAACGATCCAACCATAAAGGACATGGTTCACCTCACCGCCGCAGCGAGTGCCAGGGGGTACCGCACAAAGTCGAAGCCGCCGATGGAAGCTACTGCTTCCGGCGCTACCGCGCGCACCTCGTCGGCCATAAACCCATAGCGAGGTTCTGCGCCGAGAACATCCCATACGTAATTATACGCATACACCATCAACCGGCCAAAATACCCCAACGCCTCGATGTTGCGTTTTACCCGACGGTCAGACAACGCAAACGGCAGAGCGGTACCAATCAGCTTACCGGCAAGGTTGCCAATCCCAGCTGATTGCGATGCCGCTACGTCAGAGTTCAACTTTGCTCCAGCGAGAGCGTTGTTGTACCCAAAATTCATCGCATTAGCTTCGTTACCCAGCGCGGTGTTACCGCCGCTGAAATACGACGTGGGTGAGCCCATCGCACCGGCGCCGGTAGCGAAATGGGTGTCACCGGCTTTGGTCCCAGATGCGCCGGCCTGGGTCGCTGTCTGGTAGAACTGCGCCGTCTGTGGCCCAAACCCGCGACCGGTGGCAATGGCCGAACCCTCAAGCGCCAGCTCCTGTTGCGCCAGCTCGTTGCGAGCCCCCGTGCCTGCCGCTGCCTCGGCTGCCGCCTTACTAATGCGGTAGCCCGCATCGAGCGCGCCATAGCGTGTCGTGCTCGGGTCGATGCCGTAACTCTGGAGATTGGTCAGCGCCGCCTGCCGCTGCGCGTCGACGGTCGAGCTGACATCGGCCCGCGCCATCGCCGATTGCTGAGCGGCTCGCGCCGGACTGTTCCAGTCAAGCGCTTGGTTTACAAACTTCTGTTCTACCGGCGCGTAGGTTTCGAGGTACATTCCCTCCTGTTGACGCGCAATATTTGCAGCTTCTTGACCAGTCCGGGTCTGCAGATCGAGATAATTTGTAATATAAGGGTCGTAACGAGCGTACTGTTCTTTCGACCAGTCAAGCTGTTCTTGACCAAGATCAAATTGAAGCTGAGCAGATTTAGCGTCTGCTTGTGCTACTGGCGTGTAATCTGGGGCCTTTGGGGCTGGGTTACTCTTGCTACCCACAGCGGGTACTCCCTAAAGGGTGTCGGATGATACTACAGTTCTACTAGGAACCTGCCACCCTTTCGGAACGTGATTGAGCCAGCGGCAAAACTCCGGCTTCATGTAGAGAATAAAAGCGTGAACCCCCTCGCCGTACATGTCATGCACCAGTGTCTCAACCCGCCAGCCCGCCCGCAAATCGAGGGAGAGCGCGAGGTAATTGTCTGAGCTGACCATCGCCAGCAGCTTTTTCACCCCGAGCTGGTTAAAGGCATAGTCATGCACCATCCACATCAGATCAGGAGTGCACCAGCCCGGCCGCTCACCCGCCATGTGCACACAGGCACAAACCCCCGTGAAGGAGTCCAACACAAAACCACCCTGAATTTCCCCATCACGGTGGGTCGACAATGAATGCGCGTAGCCGGGCACAAAATGTCCCCCTGCCCGCTGCATGATCCACTCCCCTGCACCGGGGGCGTTGATCTTTATTTCCAATAGACCCACCCCGTAGGACCGTCGACGTAGCGCAACTCAATCGCGGCGCCAGGACCAAAAGCGTTAGTCGGAGCCTGCGAAACCGGCCCCCCTATATCGTCTCTAATCGACAATGCTGTTATAGAGTTCGCAAAACATAATATAACATATTCTCCAGATGGTACGTTTGGCGGCATCCAGATCGTTAGTGCAGCTAATACCGTAGAATTATTAATGTATAACGAACGGTTGGTGGAAGCCATAGTTATAGTAGCACCGGACACTGGGTTCGATACAGTGATCGAACCGATTTGTGGTGGTTCAGGATATATCGTTGCCGGCATTATCCACCCCTCCAGCAACTTGCCACGCACGAGCGTGTTGATGCCCGTCACTGGCACCAAATTGGTTACACTGCATCTGGATCGCCTGGATCAGCGCCGCGCTCTGCCGGTACGGCTGCTCGGCCAGCATTCCCAGCACAACATTCCACTGCGCCGCGGTCAAGGTCACCGGCACCCGGTCGTCGGGGTTCACGCGACGCGCACCTTTAACGTGCTGCCGGTGCAGTAAATCCCGCCGATCGGCAGGCCCCCTACTGCTGCCGCCGCGTCATCGGGGAAAACCGGCGGCGGTATTATCTTAATCACACCGACATCGTTGATCATGAGGAGCGGTACGTTGGAAGCATAAACCAGTGATTGGGTTGGGCCGTCCCACCACAATTGATGCCGGCTCTGCCCCGCCTCGGTGCCGTCGCCGGAGAAATCTATCTGCATCTGGTTCGCCAGCCGGATACCGACTGCTTTAGGATTTCTCGCTAAATCACGCGTCGCGAAGGACAGGTCGAGACAAGCGTCGTAGAACTTCCCGGTAAACATAATCCCGGCGCCGTAAGCGGAGTTCGATCCCGCTGCGATGCTGATCGCCCGGCTGATCTCGTTAGTGAAGGCCGTGCCATAGGCCCAAGTCACCGTGCCGTCAGTTATCGTGCCCGATGTCGGCCAAACCGGTGCCGTAGCACCGCTGGTCCCGGCGGTCTGACAGACGTAAACATGGCCGTTGCCGGGCGCCACGACAGCGTCTTTCAGGTAGGCGTGGTTCGCCGCCCAAGCGACATGCGGGTAGGCGTTGTTGTTGATCTCAATCATCGACCGGCCGCCGAACCCAGGCTGATACGCCGAAAGCAACGGTTCCGGGCCGCTGCAGTTGATGTCCAGCTCGAACCCGACATCAGACCCAATGTTCTGCCCCGACATGTCCTCGATCATGCCGTAATAGGCAAAACAAATATCGTTGCTGCGGTGACGGCGTGTCGTAGTGGCGTAGCCGACATGCTGCGGTCGAACCTCGGGCGGGCCGCCTACCGTATTGATGTCCGTTTCCAGGTTAATACCCCAGACATAATAACTGGGAGTACCTGTGATGTTTATCTGTATGCCAATGGGCGATCCCACCCATAGCGGCCCCCCAGCGGGAGCGTCATACCAATGCTGGATAAACAGCGATTGATGCAGGTTTGTCGACCTGTCGGTCCAGGGTCCAATATAAAGAACCGGCGCGTCGACCGGATTACCCAGCATGTGCAGCCGGGCTCCGTTGGTAATAGTCAAATTCCCAACAAGCTCGCCGCCAGCCAACGGCAACCAAGGTCCATTATCCGGCATCTCTACAATATCCTCCCCTAACGGCATCGACCATTTTCGTGCGGTAATCCTATGTCCAGCCGAGGCAGCAATAACACTGACCGGCCCCAGAGGTTTATAACCATAAGGAGTTCTATATGTATAACCCCCACCTGGAAGACGATAACAACCAGACCCACCGATAGTCGCAATCGTACTATCGGACAGCCACAGTTCCTCAGTCAGATCGACGTTACACACCTCGAACCCGCCTACCGGTATCGCGCCGTTAAATAGAACTTGTGCGACGCCGCCTATGTTTATCGTCAATCCGCCGTCGCTCATGTTCCGAGCACCGTCCAGTTAACTCCGTTGTACCAGACCCGCACCGTAAAACCTCCACCGCCGCCCGTCACCGCTACACCCCAGGTATTCACCGTCGCGTCGATCACCACCGCTTCCTGCCCCACCACCGGTGCCGCCGGCAGCGCGGCATAAGCCAACACCGGCACAACAAGTCGAGCTACCTCGTCCTTAGTCGCAACGCCGCTCACCACAGTGCCGGTTGTAGTGTTACCGGTAATCGGCGTCAGTAGCCCAAGCCCAACGAGATCATCAAACGTCACCGCTCGCCCAGGCAGCGAACCGCGATACCCGCCAAGACTTTCGACGCCTTGCTTTAGCGAGCGCACCGTGGTCGCCAGCGAGCCAAGGTCCGCCACCGGGTTCTGCACCTGCGGCACGTTTTTGTTAGGGGTCAGCGCGAAAGGCCGGTCAGACACCCTGAAGCTCCTTCATCGTCGAGGCTAGCTCCACACTGTCGATGCGAACCCGGCCAATCAGCTCGATCTGCCAGTCAAAGGCGCGGAAACCAGAGGGCAAGCGGAAGATGTCCGTCGACTTCTGAATGTCCCGCTCCATGATCAGAGTCAGAGCCGGCCCCGAGAAAATGCGAAACCGCGCGTGCACGCCGTCGGGCAATAGCCCCGAAGGATCAGATGGCATCGCGTCGTCCACCCGTGGACTTGATGTAACGTGCACTGCCCCGAGACTGATCGGTGCCGGCGCGTAGAACTGCTTAGACTTCCACTGATAGGTATCATGTGCTGCCGTCGGGCTGTCCCAGAGGTAGACATTGCCTGCGATCATCACATAAGTATTACCTTCAAACTCATCGTTCCAAATCGATGTCGCGTTATCGACCGTGTTCAATAGCACAAACCCGGCCTTATTATCGGTACCGTCAAAAATGAAACCACCATCACTGTGAATGGCGATGTACTGGGCGCGGTGCCGTGCTCCGAAAATAGTATCCCCGTGATACGACTCAAGCCACGTATCCTTGCTCATCGTATCCAACGATATGATGTCGGCCTGAAAGTAGTTGGTTTTTACCAAACCATTTTGCGAGGAATAAATAACCCCCTGGAGGTCTGTGACCACCGAGCCGCGTGATATACATGGCTCTGCTACCTGGGTTTGGTTTATAATGTAATTCGCCGGCGAGTTGCCGGTACCTGCTGAGATAAACCCAGCGGTAAGAATTGCGAGCGATTGGTTCCACGCCGTCAATGCAACGATGTCATACAATACCGACTGGTCGTAGATCGCCGGCCATGCGTGTGGCCGGTACGGCTCGCAGAAATGAATTGTGTTGCCGGTAAACCCCACCATCATGCCGCCGGGTAAAGCGACTAACCCGTCGAGATGGTCCGGCGGGTTGCCCCAACTCGTCGAGATTAGTGTAGGGTTGTCTATAATTTGAAGGTCGGTAGAAACATCGACGTAGGGATCTGGAGATATCAAAAAATCCACGATCATGTAAAACGAGGCACCGGTCTGTAATCCCGTCACCGTGCGGTAGAGCCGCACCTTGCGTACAAACGGATAGTTTCGACCGGAACTCCCGGCGGGTGGCGGGGGCGGCAAGCCGTGAATTGTCCAAGTGCCGTCGGCAGGCCCCTCGACAATAGCGCTGGGAGAGCTAGGTGCGCTCTCTTCGCCAAAATCGTTGATAAAGGTGTAACAATAACTCCGCGCTACCTCGGGGATTGAGGTCGTTCCACCCGATACTGTTACCGTTAACGGCCCGCCACTCGGCTGGTCAATCCCCAGATCGTAGGGTACCAGCGGTATACCGTAATTATTGTCGTCGTTGATCATCGTGTGCGTTGCCCAGTGCGGGCTCAGATCACCGGGATTGGTCCAGTAAATCCGTCGCGTGGCGTCGTTCGTCAGCGGGGACCGGCAGACGCTGGAGTGCTCACTTGGCAACTTCAGCCACACAATCACTTCGTTCAGCGCGTCGGGAAACCGGAACGCCTTGCGGGCGCCCGGCAAAGATTTGACAAACTGGAGCTGTGGCAACCCGTCGAGGTTGCCGGAGCGAAAGTCACAGTCCTGCGCCAGCTCCGACATATTGTCGGGCAGTACACCAGGATCGAGGCGGGGGATCATGCCCCCCATACCCCGGATGACGAAACGCGCCATCGTCTACCAGTAAATCCAGCCTGTCGTAGCGTCGACGTACCGGTAGGTTTGCACCTGCAACGCCGATGCGGTCACTGGTGCCGTCGCTACGGTAACCGCGGCGGCGTTCTGCACCGTCAGGGTCGTCACGATCGACCGAAACTTAAGGCTAACCGTATCTCCCACCCGTGGGCCGGGCGGCAATTTCACGGTCAGCGATGCGATGGTTGCCGGGTGGTTAAAGTAAACCTCCCGTTGGCCTGCCGCCATTGTATAAGTTTGCCCCGCCGTCGGCACATTGTTGACGATTGGCGGACTCGCAGGGCTCTGAAAGAACGATCCGCTTTGGGCTAGAAAACTAGGCATGACAATAACTCCTCTATTGCGCCTCAGTCACATCAACTGTCGCGACGATGTTGATAAGGCCAGTGTTACCAGCCGGCGGTGTGTAGGTCAGCGCCAGACAGTTGTTTGTCGCGTCTGCCGCGATCCCCAGCGTGCCGAACGGCCCCGCCGTCGACTGCGACTGAGCACCGCCCGCGTCACCGATGTATTGCGTCGGGAACCCAGACTTGTGAACCAACATGCCTTGCTTTGCGTCCCACGTCGCATGCTCGTTGGCATTCCAGTTACGCGCCGTCGCCCGTACCACAGTCTGGTAACTCGTGCCGCCGGGGATTGGCAAACAGTTGGCACCGCTCGATGCAGGAGCTGCTCCGTCCGAGGTTAGCCGCACCGCCGCCGCTGCATTAGGTAGCGCCCCGAAAACATGCCAAGATCGCTGGCACGAACCTGACACCTGAAACGGCTGGCACCCAGTGCCACCCACAAACATCCCGCCGGTCGCACCCCGATCGTTGCCGAAAGCACCGCCGGGGATCGTAGTGTTGTACCCTGAAGCCGTATTATGACCACCGCCACCTATAGCGTTAATATTACCTGTCATCGTGTTCCAAGTGCCGCCGGCTATCGTGCCTTGATAAGTGCCACCGCCAATCTTGTTACTATCGCCGCCGCCAATCACTGACGCCTGTCCGCCGGCAACTTGATCAGGCGTGACCCGGCTCATCTGCCAATCGACTGCGCCCGCCCCCCGGTTTCCGCCACCGCGCACCGTGCCGTCATTAAAAGTTGGTGCCAGGATTGGCGCCGACGTTGCAGGGTCACGCCCCGCCGTATATGACGGCAACCCAACCTTGCGAGCTGGCGTGGTTAAAACCCACGGGTTTGGAGCATTGTATGTAAGGCTTTGCTCGGCGCCGTTCAGATCGAGGAAAACACCACCGACACTCGGTCCAATGGTGACATTGGTATCCCAACTGTAGATACTATCCATCTTGAACGACATCAGACGCCCAGCTTCCAACTGCAACCCCTTCCCCATTGGCATGCCGCTGCCGATAAAACCGCTCTCGACCTGGATAAGATAAATATCCGCTGGCCCGACAGTGTGAAACGCAGCGTGGTTTGGGTACGGCGTATAAAGCTCGATCTGGTTAAAATAAATCCCGGTGATTTGACCGTGCTTTGACGGGTCGCCGATCCGTATGTGATCGCCTTGAGGGTTCGCTGACTGTAGCCCCTCGATGCGGAGTTTGTTGATCCGCATATTGCGGAATGGGTCATTTGACGTGTTGTTATTGTGCATCACCCATGCGTCGCCATGATTGGCAAACATGTTTATGTCGTTGATGTGGATTTCATCAGTCGAGTCGCCACCGCCTTCGGTACCCCACTCGATCGACGGTATCCCCGGCTGCCCGCTCTCCCCGCACCGCATGCGCCCGATGATGCTTTCGCGCATATAGGCTTCGCCTGGGCTTGCCGGGCTTTTCATACCCGACTGCATGCAGCGCCCGGTGATATACATAATGTCTACATCGTCGATAAATACCTGATCGTTGCGGTCGTAGAACATCAATATGTTCTGCGGGTGCGCCGAAGAACGATTGCCCCACACGGCAAACCCGACCGCTCTCGGGCCGGTCGTCATATTTGTGACCAGAGGCGGCACCAGGGAAAACTGGTATCCGCCACCCGCCCATGCCTCGGACCAGCGAAACAGATCGCCGTCAAAGTTGGCACCGAGGATGATGTTTGTCCGGTAGGTGCCCTCGCCGACAATCCCCAGACCGGAGTACATCATCGGCGTGGTCGCAGCGTCGATCAGGTAGTTCCCGGCCGGCAGGAACACATAACCCTGGCCGCCCGCCCCCCAGATCGCTGCCGCCGCGTCGATGCTATCCATCAATGCCTGACTGTCGTCGTGGCCGTAAACAAAACGACCAGTCGGCACGAAGTTACCCCACGGCACACCGCCGGTGTTTAACGTCATCCCCGTCGCGCCGCTGATACTACCCGGCGTCGTCGCAACCGGATCGGCCGGGATCGCCACCGGGTCGTAATCGCCGGGCGTCGTCACGCCGGTAAGATGAACCCCCATTGTCAGGTTGAGGGTCGCACCCGCAGGCACGCAGTTGTACCCTGGTGCGTTGGTTATCGGCTCGGCGGCGATGTTCGTCGGGTTGGTAAAATAGTACGAGGGACCCCAAAGCCCGCCTAGCGCAGTAATCGCGCCGCCGCTAACCGTGACATCCTGCTGGAACAGCGTGCCGGCGCCGGTTGTGCCCTGCACCCGGCAAGAGCCGTTCACCCCGTTACTGCCGGCCGCCGTAATCGCCGTCGACATCACCTTTGTGATCATGACCTTGACCACTGCCGGCGTCGTATAAGTACCGCCTTGGAGCGTTAGGAGATCGCCCGGCACGTAATTCCCTGTTACGCGCGGCGTCACGACGTTCGACCCGTTCAGGTAACGGCGCGGTGTTGCCTTGGCAGCCGGCGCCGCCAGGGTTATCGTGTGGGCGTCGGTCACGGTTTGGATCGTCGTCATAAGCGGCGGCGAACTGACCCCGGCGGCGCCATCCACCTGGATCTTTTTGCCTTTGTCCGCTTGGGTAAAGTTAGCGCGGACGCTGGTCAGCGTGGTTGAACCTTGCGCCATCACGCCGTCGGGCATGGTGATCGCATCACCCTTAGCACCATGATCGAAGATCGAAACTGGCCTGCCAACGCCGAGGTTACCACGAGCCTGCGGCAGTTTCGAGTTGCTGGCGTCAGGGTACATATCGGCCCGCAACAGCAAAAGCGCCAGCAACGCAAAGGCCAACCGACGCATCACGGCGTACCCCAGAAGGACTTTTGATTAGCCTGCAGCGCCGCCCGCTCAGCCGCCGTCAGCGCGTAGCCATCCCAGGCAATCGCTTCGCTAATATCGTGATCTGCCCCAGCACCGCCGCCGACCCCGATCCGCTCCGCCGTCGTCACCCCAGGGATCGGCGTCACCGCCAGCTCGGTATTGTCGATCCGCGCTACCGATCCGGCACCGTCGATAATCCCAATACCGGCGTGCCAGATGTTGTCTGTCGCAGCGACACCCCACGCGACGCCGCCATCGGACAAATACCAACTGTTTGCTGCCGAGTTAGTGCGCCACGTATTCACCCCCTTGCGGATCAATAACCCGTCACCGACCCGCTTAATCGCCACCGCCGAGAGGCTGGTTTTCGTCGCCCAGACCGGGGTCGCTATCGTCGCCATCTGCGAATTTTCCGCTCCTACATACCGGGCACACGGCATACCGTTGATGCAGGAAGCAACATAAGTCGGACCCGTCGCGCTAAACCGCTCCAGATTTTGGCCGTTGCCGGATTGATCGTTCCAGGTCTCAATCCAGCACTGCGTCGAGCAATGCGCATTGGCTGCGGTAGCGTCAAAATCCCCGGCAGCGGTGAACCCAACAATCAAATCCGCACTGTCCGCCGCGCGCCGCAGCCGCATCGCCGGGCCAGCATACGCGCTCAGCAGTTTCCTAAACCCATAGGCCGCCGCCGGTCTAACGAAATTATCGAGAGTATAAGGCGTCCAGTAATTACGTTGGTTATTCTCCAACGCCACTCGCTCGGCCGGAGTCAAACTGTAGTTATCCCAGGCAATTCCCTCAACCGCGTCGCACGTCGTCGAAGCGTCGCCAACAACAAATCCTACCGGACCTGCTGCGGTATCCATGCTTACATTTCCGGTCACCTCTACACCATCTATCCGCGACACAGACGAGACGCCGTTGATTATCGCGGACGCGATGTGCCAAGCATTGTCGGTCGCTGGCTGGATAATCTCACCACCCGTAAAGGCAACGACCCACCAATTATTAGCTAATGTATTATGGCTGCTGATCCGGTTGAGATCCTTGGCGATAAACGTACACAACCCCCCGCCTGTCGAACGCCGCCCTACCGTTGACAGACTAGTCAGCCCCGCTGCCCAAGTCACACTGGCAGAAGCTAACCCAATCGACGCCCAAGTCGAACTCGCGCAAACACCACCGTTAAGAGGGCAATTAAATTGAAGATATGGTCGGTTAGCAGGCGTTGCCTGCGTCGCATGTCGACCATTGCCGCTCTGGTCATACGCCGTCACCAGATAACAATTTGCCGCCGTGCAATGCGTTACCGCAGCGGGTCTGTCGAAATCGCCGGAAGCGGTAAACCCGATATCCAACTGGGCTTGGTCGCTATCGCGGATGATCCGTATCGACGGACCAGTATAAGCCGTGCGTAATTTGCGAAAACTATAAGCTGCCGCTGGCTGGACGAACCCATCCAATGGACGCGGCCCGGCGCCGGCGCGCGCTACCACATCCTGCATGCCCAGTCCAAAGCCCACCCCCTGCGCCATCGCTGGCGCAGCAGCAAGCCCGAGCAGGCCAGCTAATAGAGCGCGACGACTGAGGTGCATGTCGTATTCGTCGACATCACCTTTGCGACTTGCAAAGGTAGGAAAGAGCCCGGCTGGACATTAGCGAACGTCACTGCGACGCCGGCTCCAGTGGCGTTGTCAGCCTGAAGCACCACAGCCACAGCGCACGCCGCGGAGTCGCCGACATAGAGTCCGCGCGTGCCTGGGAGGAGCGTGGTGTCGCTCTTTGTCACCACGCGGGCCGAGAGCGCTTGGTTCAGCGTCGGGTTCCCCGTGGGCTTGCTCTGCGCCCACCCGAGAGTGGGCAACAGGATGCCTAGCAGAGCTATAGGCAGGAGCAGGCGCATCTCAGCGGCCTTTACCGCGAGTGCTCAGCCGCTTCTGGCCGGCGCGGTCAGCGCGCTTCTCGGCAGCCGAGGTCTCGTACTGCTTCGCGCTCATCCCTGCCCGCTTCGCACCGACGGTGTCCTCGCGCTTATCGGCTTTGCTGTCTTCGTAGGGTTTGGCTTTCATCTCACGCGCTCCTCAGTACAGCCCAGGGCTGTTGCGGCCCTTGTTGGGCGTGGATTTCTTTGCCAGCGCCTTTTTCATCGCCGCCGGCTGGCCAGGATTGGTCGGGCCTGGGATCGGTCCCGCCGGCACCGATTTGCCGGGGTTGCCTGAAAGGTTCTGCGGGCTCGACCCTTTTGAGCTAGGATTGACCGCGGTACCGCCCTTACCCGGCTTGTCGTACATACCATGCATCGCACACTCCTGTTAGCGATCCGCACCGCAGTGATAGAAAATCTGTCCGCCAGACATGTCGTTTTGCGAAATAACCACCCAGGTCGCCGGTGTTCCACTTGGGTGCGCCTCGATCAGGCCAATACCAATATTGGCAGGCTGAAATACACAAGACGCTGTACCGCCAATCACAAACGGTGACGTTATCCAATGGCAAGATCAAAATTCCCCGTAATAGTTTGATGTGTTGGAGATATAGCAGGCGGTGTCGGCGCCAGAACTATCTCGGCCAACGGCATCCCAACGCAAACCAAGAGGTCAATCGCTTTGCGGCGCTGCGACGGTGCAACCACTGCTAAAAAACTCACCCCGTAAGTCAGCCCCGGCGTACCCTCGCCGATCAGCAAGGTCGCCTTGGTACCTCCCGGCAATACGTTAGCGACGACCACTTGCAGCGGATTAACGTCAGGGTCGGGAGATGGACCCAGCGGTATCGTGCCGCCCCAAGCCCGTGCGGTAACCTTATGATTGGCAGTAGCTCCGATAATACTGATCGGACCCATTGGCGCATAACCGATCGGCGTTGTATAGGTACCGCCATTATAGCTAACTCGGAAACAACCGACCGCGCCGATAACAGCTTTGCCCTGGTCTGTTACCCAGAGATCCTCGGTGGGGTGCGGGTTCGATACTTCATACCCGCTAAGCGGAGTAGCACCGCCAAACAGATACTGAGCTACACCGCCAATCCCAAGTACCGTACTGCCGTCGACCGAATACACGTCGCTGCGAGGCATCGGCAACGGGTCAGGCCGAGATGCGGCAGGAGCACAGCACCCGCTGCAATCAAAGGCTATCGACCAGGAACCGCTACAGATAGGCGCCGGGTCAACCACGATACCGTGTGTTGACACCGAGGTCACAGTCTCGCCTGATGCCAGCCAGCGCGTGAAGTCGAGGGTTGCCTCGCGATAATCGATCGGGAGCTTTGCCAAGGTACCAAGCGGTCCTAGTTTCTCAGTTACCTTAAAAACCGTGGGGCCGCTCATGATTTGCGTCTTCCATCGGCGTAGTAGTTAAAAGTCCAGCGACCGGGGCCGTTAGTGTATTGCTTTTGTGCGATGGCACGGGCGCGCTGGCAGCCAACCCGAAACTGCTTAGCATGCGCCGAGGCGAGCTGCGGGCTGGAGTATGGCTTTACCGGTTGCAGGTAGAGCCGATACAGCGAACCGTCGAGGATTGTCTCAAACCAATTCATAAAGAGCTGCGGGTCAAACTCAGCGTCGAGGCTAACCGGTTTGAGGGCGACCAGTGCCTTACCCTCGCGCGCGCCAGATGCCGGCGGATGTCCAACATCGACGATCATCGATGGCGGGCGAACTGTATATTGACCGCAACCGTAAACATCAAGAACCCAAGCAACCAACCAGTTCCCGTCGAAAGGGTTAAAATCCACACATATAACATTACTAGGCATGCACCAATTAAGCAGCTCACGCCGCCAAGTCGATCGCCAGTAAAACTCCTCGATGGCGTTCCACACCACCATTTTGACCGCTGGCAATAAGACACCGGGGACTGTGCCCATGATGTTATCGTATACACGAGTTAGCCCTGGGTCCTCGCCCAGGTAATTCTGTTCGTCGTAGATGAGTGGGCCGTCGGGCGTGCTAATCGCCATCAGCTCGCCACCTGTAGGAGCCCTGTCACGAACTTGTTCAGCATGGCTACAGCGCGACCCTCCGCGGCAAACTCGTCTTCGCGCAACTCCGACTTACCGACGATATAGTTTAGGAACAGCGGGTAGAAAATTTGATCGAGTGGAAACAACTGAAGTTCATCCCCAGGACCGAACGAAGGCACGTCGATCCGCAAACCCATTTCTAGGAAGGCGTCGGGCCGTTTGGCCCGAGCCTCGAACAGAGCTGCGTTGAACGCCTGGAACAGATCCGTGTCCGAGTACCGTGTCGACCCGGTGATCGGCACGGTATCGTTGAGGACCGCCCTGGCGTCCAACAGGAGCTGACCGACAGTCGGTCGGGTCATCAGCATCTGGGTGCCTATATTACCTATAGTTACCCGCGCACCGCATATAGCTCGGTAATTGCGATGCCGTCGAGCACTTTCGCCCCGTACACCTGCAACCCTCGAAGCAAGGTGCCAAAGGTGCTCTCCGACCGCAGGGTTTCCACCTTGCTGATCTGACTAGCAAAAGTCAGCCCGTGCGGATGTCCGCCAAAGATGCGGGTCGCACTGGCCGAGCCTTCCGTCGCCGTCGGCAGCAAGTTGGAACTGTACAGCGTGAAACGGTCGATCATCCCGAGCCTGCCGTTTCTCATCAGAGAAACGCCATCACCGGAGATCGATGCGTTACGCAGATCCGATTTTTTCACCAACCCGGCGACCCACGGTGGAACCACCAGCCACCTCCCCGTTTCCGGGATGTTTTGTTCGTCCAACACGGTGCCCATATCCACTATGGAGTCGAGGATGTTGGTCGCGGTTAGTGCTACCGGCGCACCGGCGGCACCCAAGTTGAAATCGGAAATCCTACCCGCGGTGGCTCCCTTGTTATTGGCGTCGATGCCGGCATCGATCAGGCCAAGGACACCGGTATCGATGGTGATCTTTAGCTGCTCGCTGGCGTCGTCGGCCCACATCGACAACAAGTTCATATCCGCTTGGCGTTCCATCACGTCGTCAAGTACCAAGTTGAAATACTTGGCATAGTCGATCGTGAGTTCAACCGTTGAGGACGAAGGACGGTCAACCGTCAACGCCATATCAAGCTGATAATCTTTGATGGTGATCGTCGGCTTGGTACGGATTTTTACCTTGTCGCCTTTGTTCTGGATCTCTCCTTCATAGTCGGTGTTGGAGATAGCGGAGAGGACCGTAGCCGAGTAAAATTTTTCAATTAGTTTACCCGACCAGATCTCAGGAACGAATACGCCACCTGCCGCTGCACCCGAATAGGCAGGACTAGCGGCTGCCCCCGAATACGGGGTGCCCTGGGTAACAGGCATAACATAACTCCCTCAGAAGCGCGTTTACTGGAAGACGCGTCCCTCGGAAGCAGCAGCTAGGATATCCGCCTCGATGCGGTCTTTATCCGCTTGTCGACTTCGATACACACCACGCTGCACATCCCGATAGAACGCGCCGATTTCTCGGTTTGTCCACATGCGTCTCTCCGGGGAAGCGCCGCCGTTTGTACCTGAAGCCGCTGGGCGGCCGGGTGCAGCCAGTTCTTCAAGTCGCATCCGACCCGCCGGTGCAGAACCATTCTGCATGGTATGGGGCAGTACTCTTGAAGCTGGCGGAGCGGTATGCTCTGCGAGATACGTTTTGAAAAAACGTCCAGTGCGGTTCGCGTCGCCCTGGGCGTAGGCTTCACGGAGCAGCTCAAGTCGAGGCCGCGCCGAGAATTGGTCCATCTCCGATAACCATTGGAGATAACGAGGGTCGTCGTTGAGCTGGCGCCACCGGCCGGCAAGCTCGGGGTCCATATCCAGCTGCGACATTACCGAATGCTGGGTCAGCGACACATCGTGGCGCTGCTGACCACCCTTGAGGTACTCAATCTCGGCTCTGAGCTGGCGTACTTCCTCGCTCGCAGCTCCGCCCACCCAGCGCGACACCGCCTGGGGGAGATCGTCCCCCCACATCTCACGGTCTTCGTCGGTGATCTGGGGAGCAACTGGGGCTGGTGGTGGCGGAGGTGCAGGCGCCGGGGCGTTCTGCATCGAGGTGATCAGATTTGTCAGGTTGCGGATCTGACCGTAAAGCTGCGGCACCTCGGCGTCGTATTTGCCCTGGAGGGTGTTGAAGCGCTGCCGCCAGCTCTCGTCCTCGGGCTCGCGCACCGGGGCGCGTTGATCGTCCGGTTCTTGCTGCTCCGGTGGGGACGGGGGCGTCCCGTCCCCACCCTGCTCACGCTCCCCCTCAGGGGCGTCCGACACGTTGGCTGAACCCAGCTCGCGTGCCAGCTGGTCCGCCCGCTCCGCCTGCTCGCGCACCGCGCGCGGCACCGGAGAGGCGTATTCGTCGTTGTTTCGGGTATTATCGGACATTGCCGTTGCCCACCGTCAGCGGCGCCGGTTTTCTGACAGCGTTAGCCCGCTGCCCCGTCGCCGCCGCTTCAATTGCGATCCACAAATCCCGCAAAGCCCGCGCATACCCGATGGCGTCGTCCCGCTTTGCGGGCTCGATATCGAGCGCTTGGTTCATCTGGTCGCGGGCGCGCTCTAAGAGAGCGTCGCGGAACATCACAAAATCCGCCGCATTCGCCAGATTGGCGCAGGCATTGACGCCTTCGGTGCCGAGGTTGAGGCTCACCGGCGCCCCGCCCTGAACACACTCGGGCGCGGCAACCCGGTAACCCCCCAGGGATCGCCGAGGATCTGCGGGCCGTCCTTGCCGTAATGGCTAAGGCTGTGCGCCAACTGGTCGCCGCCGCCGACTGTCGTCAGCCCGGCGCCGCGGCGGCCGGTGATATTACCCAGATGCTCGGCTTTCAGGGGTTTATGGGTCGCCGCCGGCACGGTTTTGCCGATGAACGATTTCATACCTACAACTCCTATAGGAACCTAACTAAGGTTCGACGCGTAGCCGGAGAACACACCTAGACGCCGCCGACGCCGTAATCCGTCGCGGGCACCTTCATCGGGTTGAAGTCGGCGGTCAGCGACAGCCTCGACCCTTTGGGGTAACTGCGCGAGCTACCGGTAGGGCCGCTACCATCGCCGGAACCGCCGCCCTTGATCATCGGCGGGGTGCTCGTCGACTGGAGCTTGTCGTCACCCTCGGTACCGGTCTTGCTGCCGTATTCCTGTCGTTGTGCGTCAGCCATTGTACGGGGTTCCTTGCTGAAACGAGTTCATTGGCGGGGCAATATCGCTGTGCCGCGACGGGGTGGCGGCAGGCGCCTGGGCGCCTTGGGCGCGAGAGGCGGAGGATGCCCCCTGCCCGCCCCTGCCCGGCGGACCTTGCTGTTCCGGCGGTTCTGGGCGGCCGAGCTGGCCCTGCATCGCAGCACTGTGCGCCTGCACCGCTATCTGCGCCTTCTGGAGGTCCTGCTCGGCCTTGAGCTGCTGGGCAATTTCCTGGTCGTCCGGCACCACATCGTCCGGCATGCCGAGGTTCTGCGCCACCGAGCGCAGCACGCGGGCCCGCCCCGGCTTGCCGAGGATCGGCGCATCGATGGGGTTTGCCGTGATTTGCAGGAACTGGAGCTGCTTCTGGCGTTCCGTCTCTTTCTGGATTGCGACTTTGACGCCACTGACGACGATCTGCTCTTCGCCCGAGAGCATGCCACTCTCGTCGGTCAGCATGATCATGTCGTAGACCGCAGTTAAAAGCCCCTTCATCACGTCGATGTCGACGTTGGAGGCAACGGTCTGGAGGATTTTCGATGCGTTATTCATCAGCATCGACAAGCCAGAAGCAGTCCTGCCGGCACCACCACTTAAACTTTCCCCTGTTGTGTAGCGGGGGATCGCGCTGATATCGTCGGCGATATTGGTAAATTGCTGGTAGATGGTCAGAAGTTCTTGCGCGTTGCTGGCGGGCTGGAAAAACGTGATCGGCTCGCGGGTGTTTGCCAGCGGGTCGTTGATGACGTGCCAGCGCTTCCAGGGGTAGAGCTGGTCGGCGTTCTCGATCGGGCTCAGACAATCGTCGTTGATGACGACCTGGGGTCCGCTGGACATACCCATGTTGTTGACCAGAGCACGCAGCGTCGCGTTGGCGACTTCTTGGATATCTTCAAGAATATCCGGCAACCCGTGCCCGGCGACGGTGCCGGGGACTTTTTCAAACGAGGTAAGGAAGTAAGGGTGACGCTGGCGAGGACTTGGGTTGAGCTGGGTTTTGAGGACGTGGCGTCCAACCACCCAAGTTTGTACTGCGTAGTCTCGGTCCAAATCAGGGACTTGTTCAGCAGGTACACCTTGGTCGAGGAGGATCTGTCCTTGGACGTTGCCATGATACTCGATGGCATCGATCATTTGGCTTTGGTTGAAGTTTGGATCTTCCCGGCCGGCGGCGAGGGCCGCCTCGGTGTCGGGTGAGTCCATCCAGTCGCGCAGCCCGTGCGCGTGGTCCTGCAACGCGGCGCGCACCGCTTCCTGGTCGTAGCCGGGAAGCCCGAGGAGATCGTTGAGGTCGGTGCGCGTCAGGCGCTTGCGCTCGATCACCTCGGCGTCTTCGATCCGCGACACGCCTGGGGTCCAGTAGATCGCAAAGGGATCGATGCGCTCCCAGAACATCTGGGGCGCTTGTTCCAATACCGCCTTCCCCTGATCCCAGGAGAGGCGCGGCACCATCCGCACTACCGGCCCCTTGATGCAGGCAAAGGGGAATAGCGGCAGATCGGTTAAAAACTCCGCCAGCGCGTCGTAGAAGTTGCCGGCCTGGAGAAGGTCTTCGACCTTGTCCCCGGCTTGGTCGGCCTGCCGCATAGATTGCCGGCGGGCTGCTTGCTGGGCTTGGTAGAGGAGGTCCGATACCCGCTGATGGACCTGATCCTCATCGATTGGCTGCCCGCCCAGCTGGAGGTTCTGCACCTCCGACTGGACCAGCTTCATAATGTCTTGTTTGACATTTAGCGGCACCGGCGGGGCCGGCTGCGGCGCGATATCCCACGGCCGGTCGGGCCCGAGATACACGTCGCGGAGCAAAGAGTTGGCGCCGCGGCACTTCACCGCGACGACGCGGGCGTACACTTCCGAGCCGCCGAAACGCTTTATCTCGTGGAGTTTTGAAGGGTCGTACTTGCCTTCAAACATGCGCTGGGCGCGCAGCAAGCGATCGTTGAGGTTGTTCTCGCCGCTATTGCGGGCGTTCCGCATAATCTGCCAGCGACTGCGAACGAACGCGCCGAGGTCGGCAGGAAGCGGGTTTGGCCGATTGCGTTCAGAGAGAGCGGCGAGGCGCTGGGCGTCTTGTTCGTCGAGCTGGGCCGGGCTGACCAGACGCACCAACCCTGTGCCGCCGCGATTATACGACGGTGTCGACGAGCTGACGCCTGCCAGTGCCTGGGGCAACTACCCTCCGCGGCAGGGGGGATAGCATTCAGCCCTTACTATAGCCCCTATATTTAGTTATGCTCTCTCCTGAAACCTTGTCAACAGGTGTTGTGCACCATGCTCGACGAACCGTTCCACCGAGAGCTGGTCGACGATCACCAACAGCTCACCCAGTTTGTCACCGATTACGCCCAGGGGTTCTACGACTACGACGAAATCTGCACCCGCTATAGGTTCGTCAACCGAGCAGTGCTATTCCATTTCATCCGCAGTAACGCAGCGCTTTCCCGGCTAATCAACCAGCACAAGACAGCCTATGAAAGCGACGACAATGTCGAGCGGCGGATACGCCAGAAAGCTGGGCTCGCGGTCGAGCGGGCAATCTCCACCATCGCCCACCTCGTGACGCAAACAGACACGCCCGTGGGGCAGAAGATCGAGTGCTTTCATAAATTATTGCGGGCAGCGGGGACCGATGGACCGCCGCCGGCGCCACTACGGGCAGATCAGGGCGGCAGCGGGCCAACATTTACGTTGAATTTTATCTGGAGCGACGGGACCAGGGAGAATGTCCTGACGGCGCGGCCCTCACCAGTGATCGAGCATCAGGAGGGGTAATGCCCGAAATTGTTAAGTTTGCTAGCGTCAGCGGCGACATCTCGCGTGCGTTGCGGGCGGCTGCCGATCGTGTCGACGCGAAGGAATATCCCGACCTCAAATTTGTCGTCGCTGTCTTTGTCGACTCTGACGCTGCATTTACCTCCTTTGCCTGGGGGGCGGCCTCCACCCTCGAAGCTATCGGCGCGCTGGCTCGGGCTATGACACGCGACCTCGTCGACGAATGAACCTCGACTATAAGCCGCCCCCCACCGTCGAGAAGTTCTGCACCAGCCCGGCGCTAGTGCGCGCTCTTGTTGGACCTCTAGGGTCCGGCAAGTCGATGGGGTGTATTATGGAGCTGTTGCGGCGGTGCACGCTGCAAACTCCGAGTAATGGGGTGCGATACACCCGCGGGGCGTTGATCCGTAACACACTACAACAGCTCAGACAGACGGTGTTGTCCGATGTGCAGATTTACCTCGGGCCGATGGTGCACTATTACGTTACTGATAGTACTATCCAAATTCGTTCTGATCTTCCAGATGGGACCAAGCTCCATTCCGATTGGATCATGATCCCGCTCGACACCAAGGAAGACGTGCGGCGCCTCTTGTCGATGCAGCTAACTTTTGCCTGGATCAACGAGTTGCGCGAAGTACCGATCGAGGTGGTGTCAGGCGTCATCGGCCGGCTGGGACGGTATCCCAGCAGACTTATGGGGGGTCCCTCGTGGTACGGGCTGATCGCCGACACCAACCCGTGGGACACGGATAGCCCCTATCACGACCGCTTTGTCTTAAACCCAATTCCGGGCTGGGAGTTGTTCCACCAACCCAGCGGGCTCAGCCCCCAGGCGGAGAATGTCGAGAACCTGCCCCCCGGTTACTACGAGACGCTCAGCGGCGACCGGGACGAGGGGTGGGTGCAGGTGCACGTCGAGAGCCAGT